CAAACATCTTGGGCGCCACGCAGATGGGCTATGACGCGCAGCTGGGCGCGACCAACGCGCAAAACGCTGCATTTGGCAATTTGTTGGGCGCTGGCGCACAGCTTGGATCTGCTGCGTTCATGTTCTCCGATCGCCGTTTGAAGTCAAACATCAAGCGCGTCGGCACTCACGCAATTGGCGTGGGAATTTATGACTACACAATGATGGGAATGCCGCAACGCGGTGTGATTGCCCAAGAAGTTGAAGCGGTGCGACCTGACCTGGTCAAGCGTCACGCCAGTGGCTATTTGATGGTGAATTACGGAGGTTTGCAATGAACGACGATCTGATGTTTGAGTACCTGGTCCAGATGGGCCAAATGCGTCCCGAAGAAGCCGAGCTGAAGAAAAAGCAGGCGATGGTTGACGCCCTCCGCAAGAATTCTCTCAGCCCGATGGAAGGCCAAATGGTTGGCAAGCACTACGTTGCGCCAGGCATCGGCCAGGCCCTCGCACAGCTGGGCCAAGGCTACATGGCCGGCCAAGCTCAACAAGGCGTTGACGCTGGCATGAGAGGCATGAACGCCAAGCAGGCTCTCGCTCTCGAGGAGCTTCGCAAGCGCCGCCGCGGTGGCGTTGGTGCTGCTCCAACCATGCCAACAGCAGGCTATGAGGACCCATACGGCAACCTGCCAACCTACGGCAACGAGGCCTGATCATGGTTGATTACACCCTGTTCAACAACGAGGAGCAGCAGCCGAGCTACGGACTCCTAAAAAAAGCGCGGGCGAAGATCCAATCGCCTGGCGGCGTTTTGTCTACTGGCGTGCAGCCTGGTCAAGGCAGCATGCTTCCAAACTCCATCGAATCTCTGCGAGGCAAGGCCGCTCAGCTTTACCAACAAGGCTCTGATTTGTATGAGCAAGAGCCCGATATGAGTCAGCTGCAGGCGTTTGCCAAGCAGCGCGGAGAGCAGGGCGATCGCTCCATGCTGAACGCATTGGCTGCGCAGTATGCCGGCGAAAGTTTTGCCCCTGTGCAAGAGCAGCTCTTGAAGAAGGCAGCTGCAGCTCGCGACCCATTGAAGATGGGCAGCGGCATGATCACAGCAGATGGTCAGTACATCAAGGACCCCGAAGCAGCTCAGACCAAGAAGGCTGAATTCTTGTTGCAACAAGCCCGCATGTATGAGCAGATGGCCACGACTGCTAGGACCGCGCAAGAAAAAGCCGCTTATGAGGCGAAGCAAGACGGCATCATGAACGAAATTCGCTTCATGAACGCAAACACATCGCGCATGGTCGCAGCTGGCGGCGGTGGTGGCCTCGGCGCCGGCACTGCCCAACAGATCGGCTCAGGTCCCAACAACGAGCCGATTTTTAGACAGAAGAACGGTCAGCTGTTTACCTATGACCCGAGCGGCCAGGCGATTGCCTATCAAGGCCAAGTGATGCCGCGTGCTTCCAGTGCGCAGCCGTCTGAGGACGAGCGCAAGGCTGCGGGTTGGTTCTTCCAGGCTGACAACGCACGCCGCAACATGGAGTCGGTGATCAAGAAGAATCCGTCAGCTGCATACCCCACTATTAGTGAGCGTGCAGCCGGTTTTGTTCCTGGCGTTGGCGAAGACTTTGCCAACCAGCTTCGACCCGAGGACCGTCAAAAGTTTGTTCAGGCCGGCAGCTCAATGGCCGAGGCTTTGTTGCGTGCTGCTACTGGCGCCGGCATGAATGAGTACGAGGCAAAACAAAAGGTGCGCGAGCTTGTGCCACAGCTGGGTGATAAGCCTGGCCTGGTTGCGCAGAAGACGGCCAGCTACGACGTTTACATGAAGTCGTTGCAGGCCCGCGCTGGACGCGCTTTGCCGCAGAACGGTCCTGGCGGAGCGCCTGCTGCTGACAATGATCCTTTGGGTCTGCGGAGGTAATCGTGGACAAAATCAAAGTCTCCGAAGTCCGTGAGAAGTTTCCCATGTACGGGGACTTGAACGATGACCAGCTGCTGATCGCGATTCGCAGGAAGTATTACAGCGACATCCCGCCCAGCCGCTTCTACAACAACATCGACTACGACACCGAGCGCGAACGCCTGAACAAGGACCTGGTCGGCTCGATGTCAACCACAGACAAACTTCTGGCGGGTGCAGGAAAGTCGTTCAGCGACCTGATGACAACCGGCCAAATGGCTGGCGCGGCGGTGATGGATTTTGTTTCTCCAAGAGAAAAGAAGCTGTCCAACCTGGTAACTAACCAAGAGCCAAAGAGCCGCTACCAAGAGCTCAAAGAGCAGGCCCAAGAAGATGCACGCCTTTCGCAGCCTCTGATGGACACCAGCGCAGGCGCGTGGGGCAAGGGCCTTACTGACGCCGGCCTGACGTTTGTCCCTGGCTTGGGTGCTGCAAACAAGATCAGACAGGGCGTGCAAGCGACCGGTCGCCTGCTGCCCAGAGCTTCGGGCGTTTTGAATGCCGTTGCCCCATACGTTGGCGCTTCAGGCTCTGGCGCGTTGATCGGTGCTGCTACCAGCCCGGAAGACATGTCAGGCGGCGCCACAACGGGCGCTCTGGCAGGCACGGCAGGTGAAGCAGGGGGTAGGGTGCTATCCGCTGCTTACGGCGGCGCCAAGGCCGCGGTGGAACCCTTGTGGCAGTCTGGCCGCGAGCGAATCCTCAAGCGCACGATCGACCGCTTTGCAACTGACCCCAATAAGGTCCGCGCAGCTGCGCAAAACCCCATTGAGTACGTCGCAGGCGTCAAGCCAACTTTGGCTGAAGCCACCATGGACCCCGGCATCGCCCAGCTGCAACGCGGCGCGGCTGCCAGCTCCCCTGATGTCGCGTCTGCCCTGGCAGAGGCGCGTGGCCGTCAATTTGCCGGCTACAAGGGCGTGCTCGATGACTTGGCCGGAAACGATGGCCGCATGGAGTTTTTTACTGCTGCCCGCAACACGGCAGCCGATGACCTCTATGGCCAAGCTCGAGCTGCTGGACTACAGCCAACGCGTGAGGCAAATCAATTGATGAAGGAGCTCATGCAGCGGCCATCGGTGCAGCAAGCCATGGCAGATGCACGCGGCTTGGCTTTGGAAAAAGGTATCAAGATCGACAACCCTGCGGGCAGCGTTGAGGGCTTGCAGTTTGTGAAGAAGGCACTTGATGGCCAGATTGGTGCAGCTAGGACTTCCGGCAACACTGAATTGGCGGGCGCGTTAAAAGACACGCAAGAGAAGCTCTTGTCCTACCTAGACATGGCATCTCCCGCTCACGGCGAAGCTCGCCGCACGTTTGCAGCCATGTCGCGACCCATTAACCAGATGAACGTCGCACAGCAGCTGCGCAACACTGCGCTGCCCGCGCTCACCGACTTTAGCGAAGGCTCTCTGGCTCGCGTCAACGCGAACAGCTACGCCAACGCACTGCGCAACGCTGATGCCACGGCCCGCAAGGCCACAGGTCTCAAGGGCGCCACGATGGAGAGCGTCATGGACCCTGCGCAAATGGCGCAGATCAACGGCATTGGCCAGGACATGGCTCGTTACGCTGGTGCTCAGGAGCTCGCAAGAGTGCCTGGTTCTCCGACAGCCCAGTACCTGGGTGCTCAAAACGTTGTGCGCCAGTTCCTTGGCCCGTTGGGCATCCCACAATCGGCAGCCGACTCAATGGTTGGCCGACTGGTCTCAGGCGTGATGGGCTTCCCGTTCAAGATGACGCAGAGCCAGACCGAGCAACTGCTCGCTCGAGCTCTAACAGACCCAGCAACTGCTGCGAAAATACTCGCAGCAAAAGACCCGAAAACGATTGTCGAAATCCTGCGTCCATACGCGGCCCAGACAGCGATTCAAATGGACACTCAGTAATAGGAGAGGCACATGCCACGCAACAGTTCAGGCGTTTACACGCTACCCGGAGGAAACCCCGTCACCCCTGGTGACGTGATCGAGGCCGAATGGGCCAATACGACCCTGGAGGACGTGGCCAACGAGCTTACAAACTCCCTTTCTCGCACGGGCGCTGGCGGCATGTTGGCGCCTTTCCGCATTGCTGACGGCTCTGTCAGTGGCCCTGGTCTGTCCTACCTAAACGAGACCAACACCGGCTTGTATCGTCAAAGCTCTGGCTCAACCTGGATGGCTGTCCTGGGCGTTAACACCGCTCAGTTTTCAACTGTTGGATTGACGATCCCCGCAGGCAAGGCTCTGACGGTGGTGGGCAACGCCTCTGTCGGCGGCACTTTGAGCGTTGTTGGTGCAACAGCCTTGGCCTCTACTTTGGCCGTGACTGGTGCGATCACAGCAACGGGTGGCGTTCTTGGCAACGTCACTGCGGCCTCTGGCACATCGACGTTCAACAACGTCACGATCAACGGCAACCTAGACATGGACGCCGGCAGCTCCGGCACGATCACCAACCTGCCAAACCCAACAAACCCTGGCGACGCGGCCAACAAGGCCTACGTTGACTCGCAGGACGCTCTGCGCCTGGCATTGACAGGCGGCACGATGACTGGCGCGATTGCCATGTCAAACAACAAGGTCACCGGCCTGGCAACGCCTACCGCTGACCAGGACGCGGCCACAAAAGCCTACGTTGACAGCATCGCTCAGGGCATCGATGCGAAGGCCTCTTGCCGTGCAGCGACGACGGCCAACATCACACTGAGCGGTGCTCAGACGATCGACGGCGTGGCCGTCATCGCAGGCGATCGCGTTCTGGTGAAGAACCAGTCCAGCGCAGCTGAAAACGGCATCTACGTTGCAGCTGCCAGCACTTGGTCGCGTGCAGCTGACGCCAACACTTGGGACGAGCTGGTCGCTGCCTATACGTTCATCGAAAACGGCACAGACAACGGCAACAACGGCTACATCTGCACGATCGCACCAGGTGGGACATTAGGCGTCACAGCTGTGACCTGGGCACAGTTCTCCGGTGCTGGTCAGATCACTGCTGGCCAAGGCTTAAGCAAGACTGGCAACACGATCCAAGTCAACACAGCATCGAGCTCACGCATCGTGATCGGCGCTGACGACATTGACCTGGCCACGACAGGCGTGACTGCATCGACCTACAAGTCGGTGACAGTGGACGCGTATGGCCGCGTGACTGCCGGCACAAATCCAACCACTCTGGCTGGCTTTGGCATTGGCGACGCGTACACACAGACACAGACGGACACGCTGCTCGCGGCCAAGCTCTCAACGACTGGCGGCACGATGTCAGGCGCGATCGCGATGGGCACGAACAAGATCACCGGCCTCGGTGATCCAACGCTGGCCCAGGACGCTGCGACCAAGAACTACATCGACACAATTTTTGGTTCGACTACAACTGCTGCCGCGTCTGCAGCTGCTGCAGCGAGCTCTGCGTCTGCTGCATCGTCATCGGCCTCAAGCGCATCCGGCAGCGCGTCTGCTGCGGCTGCCTCTGCAACGTCTGCGGCTGCTTCCTTCGACTCGTTCGATGACCGCTACCTGGGTGCAAAAGCCTCTGACCCAACGACCGACAACGATGGCAACCCTTTGCTGACTGGCGCCCTGTACTGGAACAGCACAAGCAACGTGATGAAGGTGTACGACGGCTCTGCCTGGATCACGGCTTACTTGCCCGCGTCCGGTTACGCGCAGTTGGGATCTACCAACACCTTCACGGCCAACCAGATCATCAGCGCCAACACCTCGAGCGCAGCTCTGAGCATCACTCAGGCTGGCAGCGGCAACGCCCTCTATATCGAGGACGTCGCAGCTGACGCCACGCCGTTTGTGGTGTCTTCCACTGGCGCGGTGGGTATCGGAACGACAACGCCTGACAACATCACGTCAGCTGGTATCGCGTTGGTCTCGAATGACGGTTACTACCCCCAGGTGGTCAACCGCAACAAGACCAACGACGCGAATGCCTCTTACTTGGTTTTTGATAAAGACCGCGCTGGCGCAATCGTTCAAAACGGCGACGCTCTTGGGGCCATTGTTTGGCGCTCGTTTGATGGCTCAAATTATTTGCAGTCGTCGGCCATCATTGGTTATTCAGATGGAACGCCTGGAACAAACGATGTGCCCGGCGCGTTGTCCTTGTTGGCCACTGCTGATGGCGCATCAGCTCCAGCAGAGCGCCTGCGTGTTGCTGCAACGACTGTGAGCTTCCGCAACGGCATCACCGAGCAGGTCTACACGTTGTCGGGCACTTCGCTCGATCCTGCCAATGGCACGGTGCAGACCAAGACTTTGGCTGCCAACACGACGTTCACTGACGCGCTTGCAAGCGGTCAGTCAATAATCATCGGCATTGATGACGGCTCCGCGTACACCGTGACGTGGCCGACGATCACCTGGACGACGAACCCTGCTTCTGCACCAACACTCGCGACCAGTGGCTACACCTGGGTCGTGCTGTGGAAGGTGGGATCAACGCTTTACGGGAAGTATTGAGATGCTGAAGAACAGACTACTTTCAGCGATGGGCGGTGCTCCCGCCAACTACATCGAGGACGTGTTTTCAACGTACCTCTACACAGGCACAGGAGCTACTAGAACAATTACTAATGGAATTGATCTGGCAGGTAAAGGCGGTCTTACTTGGATTAAGCAACGCACTCTTACAAGAGACCACAATCTATTTGATACGAATCGTGGTGCAACCAAGTCATTGTTTTCTGATTCCACATCTGGGGAAATAACAGGAACAACAACACTAACTTCATTCAATTCAAATGGTTTTAGCCTTGGTGATGATTCAGATACTTTTGGAGTAAATCTAAATAGTCAAACTTACGCCTCATGGACATTCCGAGAGCAGCCGAAGTTCTTTGATGTGGTGACGTATACGGGGAATGGAACTGTTAAAACAGTAAACCACAATTTAGGGTCTGTACCCGGAGTAATGATTGTTAAATGCACAAGTGCTGCCGGAGAAAATTGGGCGGTCTATCACAGGTCTTTGGGTGCAACAAAGTACCTTGAATTAAATAACACAAATGCCGCATCAACTAGCGTTGGGTCACGATGGGATGCAGAACCAACATCCACATCTTTTTCGGTTGGCTATAACGGAAGCGTTAACTCATCTGGCGAAACATACGTAGCCTACCTATTCGCCCATGACGCAGGAGGCTTTGGCCTGACTGGTACAGACAATGTGATTTCGTGTGGGAGTTATACAGGTAATGGAACAAGTCTCCAAAGCATCAACTTAGGATACGAGCCTCAACTTGTTTTGATTAAGAGTGCATCCATTGCTGGAACTGAATGGGCCATGCTTGACAATATGCGAGGTGTTGCAACTGGTGGCGTTGATGCTGTACTCAATCCAAACACAAGCGGCGCAGAAGCATCGCCGTATGACCGAGTTGATTTCACTTCAACAGGATTCAATTTAAAAACTTCTTCGTCAATCTACAACGAAACGGGAACATACATCTACATAGCCATTCGTAGGGGGCCAATGCGCGTGCCTACGAGTGGGACGAGTGTGTTTGCACCGATTGCAAGGTCTGGAACTGGTTCTGCAACAACTGTTGATGCATCAATTACAACAGACTTGGCAATTATTAAACAACGAAACGCAGTTAACACCCCATCGTTTGAAGATAGATTGCGTGGCGCTACAAAAATTCTTGAATCAAGTGGTACTGGTGCGGAAGCTACAAACGCAAACTACATCAGTTCGTTTGCAGTTCAAACTGGATATTCTCTTGGAACTTCAAGCGGTGTAAATAGCGGTTCAGGAACTTATGCTGATTGGGTATTCAAACGCGCCCCCAGCTTCTTTGATGTAGTTTGCTACACGGGGACAGGTTCTGCTGGGCAGACGTTTGCCCACAACCTTGGCGTTGTTCCCGAGTTGATGATTGTTAAATGCAGGTCTAACGCATCGTCTTCTTGGCGTGTTCTGTATCAACCAACGGGCATTGTTGGGCAGCTTGAATCAACAGCTACAGTAGTCACAACAAACAGGGAATTCTATTTTGGTGACGATACAAATTACATTTCGCCAACAGCGTCTGTATTTACGGTAGCTTCAAATAGCTCTGTAAACACCTCCGCAAGAACCTACGTTGCCTACCTATTTGCCACTTGCGCAGGGGTAAGCAAAGTAGGAAGCTACACAGGCACAGATGCCACACAAACAATTAACTGCGGGTTTTCTAGCGGTGCGCGTTTTGTACTAATCAAGAAAACCAATGGAACAAGTAATTGGTATGTGTGGGATTCAGCCAGAGGTATGGTTTCAGGTACTGACCCATCGTTAAGACTAAATTCCAATCTTGCTGAACAAAACTCAGATGATGTTTTTGCAATAGCAGGTGGCTTTCAACTTGTTAGCGCTGCTGGAGAGATAAACGGGCTTGGCGACACATACATTTATTTAGCAATCGCATAAGGAATCATCATGCAAATCAGAATCAGAGAAACAGGCGCAGTCATGTACGAAAGTGAATTTCGTGCTCTGCATCCCAACACTTCATTCCCCGCTCAACTAAGCGAAGCTCTGCTCAACAGCATGGGCGCGGATGTTGTGTTTGAAGGGCCGCAAGCCCAGACCACGCGCTACCAGGTCGGCTTCCGCGATGGCGTGGAGCAGATCAACGGCAAGTGGTACACCAAGTACAGCGTGAGCGACATCGATGACGAGGCCAAGGCTGCGCTCGATCTCAACCAGTCGCGCACTGTCAGATCCACTCGCAACACCAAGCTCGCTGAGTGCGACTGGACGCAGATCGCTGACGCGCCTGTCAACACCCAAGCCTGGGCGAACTACCGCCAGGCACTGCGCGACATCCCCACTCAGACGGGGTTCCCTTGGGACATTCAGTGGCCAGAGGCACCGGCTGCCTGATGAGATAATCACTCCGCGATAAAAAAGAAACAACCCACGACACCCCCGAAAGAATCAAATGGAAATCACTCTCAAAATTGAGCTGAACGAAGTCAACGCGGTGCTGGACGCCATCGGTCAATTGCCGACAAGCTCCAACGCCTGGCCCATTGCGGCCAAGATCCGCGCCCAGGCTGAAGTGCAGCTCCCGAAGCACGATGAAGGGGCTGGCGATGAAGGAAGTACCACTGACTGACGACCAGATCGAGGCGATCGCGGAACGCGCAGCCGAGGTCGCCTTAAACAAGGTCTACACCGAAGTCGGAAAGTCTGTTTTAAAGAAGCTCGCCTGGCTCACAGGCGCGGCAGTGATCGGCCTGGCCATGTGGCTTGCCGGTCACAACTCACTCCCCAAGGGTTGATGTGAAGGACTGGCTGATCGCGTTTGCGCAAGCGGTCGGCCTGATCGCGTTGGTGCTTTGGGCTGTGGCCGCAATGGTTCACGGCGCACACGGACAGCAGCCAAAGTGCGAGGTCAGAGAGTTCTATTCAATTGCTTGGACGATTCACAACCCGACTGAGCGCCACCAGCAAATGATGGAGTGGCTCAATAGCAAGGGCACCAGCTGCAAGTTTGAGGAGCTGCTCAACATTTGGAACAACCTTAGCGAATGGGCCGGTGCAGCCGATAGCGCACCGCTTCGAGCAAAGGTGATCGAGATGTACGAGAGGCTGCCAAAGAAATGAGAGTCAGCTTTGACAAGTGGTATCCGATCGTGCAGCCAAGCATTTACCCGACGCAGCTGGACGTGTTCAACAAGCGGGTCGAGCGACTGAATGTAGAGCGAGCGGTCAACGTGCAGATCGCCCAGCAGGTGAAGAAGTTCCACCAATACGAGTGGGAGATT